CTACGAATTCGCGATGTTATACATCGAGTATTAAAGCATATTTAAAAGGAGATTATAATATGGCTAAAGTAGGAAGAGCGGCTTACAACGCTTCTAAAATGAGAGTTGAGACTATCACTCCAACTGCTGATGGTACTACATCAGCTTACACTAAAGAAATTGGAACTGCTGAAACTGGTGAGGTTTACTTTGTAGACATTAGCACATACACAGCTAGTATTAAGTTGCCTACTCCGGTTGCTGGCTATTACTTCAGAATTGTTTTGGCAACAGCTTCCAATAACGAGGCTACCAAAGATCTAATTATCACAACTGGAGATGATGATGTTGATATGGGTGGTTCTATTGACGCTGGAGGCACACCCTTTGAAGTTACTGAAAACACTTCTAAATTGACTTTTGACACTTCCGCTGGTGCCGCAACTGTCGGAGATTACGTTGAATTTCATTGTGATGGTACTGATTGGTATGTTACTGGCATGACATTCAACACCAGTACCATGGCTAAAGCAGATAGCATTTGATAAGAGGTAACTAATGGGTCGTAGAAAGAAAAGAGCGAGACTCCTCGCACGCAAAGAAAGACTTCTGGGTTCCCCGGAGGTCGCTCCTGTTGTTGAGCAAGCACCAGTTGTAGCCGAGGCTGCACCTGTTGTTGAGGAGGCAGCAGTAGTTGCCGCTCCAGTTGTTGAAAAACCAGTTGTTGAAGAGCCAGTTGTCGAAGAGCCAGTTGTCGAAGAGGTGCCAAAGGTTGCAAAGCCTGTTGCCAAGAAAACAACCAGAGCAAGAAAGACAACCACAACACGTAGAAAGACCACCGCAAAGAAAACTACAGATAAAAAATAATATTGCCTCCTTTTTCAATATTCCCCCCTACTCATTGTAGGGGGGGTTTTTGTTTATGCTGTCACTATTTACTACGACTAGGAGGCTCTATGAATGCCCACAAACTTACAACCACTTTCCGAGACTAGCGCAGTAATTCTTTCATCTACTGGTGATCCGTCAGCAGTAGCCGCAGCAGTCCCGTTTGGAATCTACAGTGATTCACAATACTTTCTTACTGGTGCTGCAAAGCAAGTAGATTTTGTTTACAAGCGACTTGGTGGCGATGTTGTTGATATCGAGCTTACAAATGCAAATGTTTATGCTGCATACGAAGAAGCAGTTCTAGAATACTCATACATCCTCAATATGCACCAAGGCAAGAATGTTCTTTCTGATGCGCTTGGAAAGGCTACAGGCACATTTGACCACAATGGCGACAGCCTCTCAGGACCAGATGGCGTAAACTTACAGTATACCAAGATTACCCTATCTTATGCCAACAAGGTTGGTGACGCAATGGCAACCATGGCTGGGTTTGGTGGAACTACTCCAATCTACTCCGCTTCTTTCACAACTGTTAAAAATCAGCAGGACTACGACCTTCAGTCAATTATTTCTTCTGCTTCTGACACAGGATTAGACGACGCGGGTAATGCAGTGCCATACGCTGGAAAAGTTGGAGACTCCAGAGTAATCATTGATAAGGTTTTTTATCGCTCTCCAATCGCGATGTGGCGCTTCTATGGCTACTATGGTGGTATGGGCGTTGTGGGCAACTACTCAACCTATGGCCAATATGCCGACGACTCTACATTTGAAATTGTTCCAACATGGCAGAACAAACTACAAGCCATCATGTACGAAGATTCCCTTTTCACAAGAACCTCCCACTACTCTTATGAGATTATAAATAACAAGCTAAGACTCTATCCAACTCCACGCGGAGAGGATAACTTCGCTGGTTATCTTGATCGTGTTTGGGTTCGCTTTAGGATTACAGACAACTCTTGGGGTGAGAACGGAGACACTAACACAGGCGTAAACGGCGTCAACAACATAAACACACTTCCATTCGATAACATTCCTTATCAGAACATAAACTCTATGGGTAAGCAGTGGATTCGCAACTATGCTCTCGCTTTATGCAAGGAAATGCTAGGACAAATTCGTGGTAAGTTCCAGTCTGTTCCAATTCCCGGCGAGTCTGTTACGCTCAACTATTCTTCCCTTCTATCCGAGGCACAAAAAGAAAAAGATGACCTACGACAGAAGTTAACAGACATGCTGAAGGAAATCGAATACCCAGAACTCGCAAAGAAAGAACAAGAGAAGGTTGTTGCAGCAGAAGAAACTCTTCGTCGCTCACCACTACCTATCTTTGTAGGATAACTAAATGTCAGATAACGAATGGTCTAGACCAGCATCACCACCTCCTCCACTCTTTCTTGGTAAGAAGGAGCGCGATCTTGTCAAGCAAGTCAATGACGAACTTGTAGAAAAGGTAATCGGACAACAGATCCTTTACTATCCTATTGATCTCGAAACAACAAACTTCCACGAGCTTTATGGCGAGGCAATAGAAAAAACATTCCTACCACCCGTAAGAATTTACGCACTCGTTAAGTTTGATAATGAAGACACAACCTACCTAGATTCAGTGGGGATAGATAGCGTTTCACAAATTACCGTCCATTTCCATAAACGCAGACTAACAGAAGACCAAGACGTTTTTGTAAGAGAGGGAGACTTCGTTCTCTATGGAGATCTCTACTACGAGATTATGAAACTCTCAACACAAAGAAAACTATTCGGTCAAGTAAACCAAACATTTGAAGTGTCTGCTCTATGTAAGAGAGCACGCAAGGGACTATTCGATGCTACCTGATAACTTTGATTTCGCACAACTCCCAGAAGACCAGAAAGAGTTTACCCTACAAGAGATAGGGATGCTTGCTTCTCGAATTGAAGACATCGATTATGCGATGATGTCTTGGATTAAAGAAGACCTTGGCTTAACAACATTAACCAATGAAGGCTACAAGAATGTCCCTGTTCTTTGGCAAACACCCGAGCGTACATTTCAAATCAAGAATAACAAAGATCTGCGAGATCCAAATAACAATAATTCTGGTGCTATTGTCTTGCCTGTAATCACAGTTGAAAGAACTACCATAACCAAGGATCCAACTAACAAGGGTGGTTTTCAAGCTCACATATTCTCTAATAAGCGTAATGGCAGGACTGGACGTATGACCATTGCTAAGCGTATTAAGCAAGATAAGACACGAAACTTTGCTGTTGTAAACAATACTCGCACAAACACGTCAGGAACTAGGCAAAAATTCTTCCCGAGAGAGAACAAGAAGGTCGTTATTGAAACCCTTTCAATTCCTATCCCTATCTATGTGAATCTCGACTACAAGATCATAGTCAAGACAGAATATCAACAGCAAATGAACGATCTTACCCAACCCTTCATGACGAGAACAGGACAAATAAATTCATTTGTAATGCGTAGAAACGGACATCTATACGAAGCATTTATCGACCAAGGTTTCAACCAGTCTAACAATGTCGCCAATCTAGGTGAAGACGAAAGACAATTCACCAGCGAAGTAAACATCAAGGTACTAGGATACCTAATTGGTGAAGGAAATAGTGACGACAGACCTATCGTAACTAAAGAAGAGAGCATAGTAGAGGTTGCTTTCCCAAGAGAAACAGTAGTTCCAGCAGGTAACGACAACTTTTTTATGGACTAATCACATCCTGAAGTGTTTTGAGAAACAACAATACTATTTAAACATGATTGATGATGCTTTATAGCATGTTTATTTAAAAAGTGAGGAATACCTAATGCCCGTAAAAAACTTCAAATTTGTATCTCCCGGTGTGTTTATCAACGAAATTGATAACTCATTCCGCCCCCGCAGACCTGACGCTATTGGTCCAGTAGTCATTGGACGCTCTGTTCGAGGTCTCGCAATGCAGCCAGTCAAGCTAGAATCATTTTCTGACTTCCTGACCATGTACGGAGATACTGTTCCCGGTAACGCTGGTGGTGATGTTTATCGTGATGGCAACTACCAATCACCAATGTACAGCACCTATGCAGCCAAGGCATTTCTAAACGCTTCAGTTGCTCCTGTAACTTTTGTTCGCCTTCTTGGCTCAGAGCATAACAGCGCTACCGACGCTGGTAAGGCTGGTTGGAAAACTACTGAGAACCCAGATGCACAGACATTTGCGCAGCTAAACTTATACTTTAGTGGTATGCCATCTGTACACCAACATTTGCAAATAGACGCTGCCGGTGTTGATTACTTAGTCGTTTTCAACGATAGTGGCTCTACTAGTACCACTTTCGACGCTAATAGAACAGCATCAGTCGATGTTGATTCTGTAGATGTTACTACTGTTGCTGTTGGTGATGCTTTGTACACTCTATACAACAGCGCACTCTCAGATAACTATGATGTAATCACTGGCTCTGATGAACAGGGTACAAGAATTAGATCAAAGGTTGGTCTCGACCATGCCAACTTCAATGTCACTACAGCTTCCTACACCAGTGTTTCAAACTTGGTTGTAACTGATGTTGATGGCGCAGGCTTACTAACCGACAACGGCGGTGCTTACGGTCTCTGGGTATTCCCATCAAGCTCCAACGATACTTGTGGAACCGGTGGCGATAACACCGACAATCTTGGTTCAGCGATGCTAGGTGCAGTTTGGTACATGGATCAGGATAGCCAGATTAGACTTTCTGGCTCTCTTGCTAACAGTGGAGTCAAGGCAGAAGGTATCGGTATGGTAATTGAGTCTGATACTAGTGGGCTGTTTACCGCTACTATCAAGGGTTCTAAGGTTACAGGCGATGCTGATGAAAAGTTCTCCTTCAACTTTGACGATACCGACCAGAGATTTATTCGCAAGGTATTCAATACAAATCCCCAGCTTGTTGAAGGAAATTTCTATGAAGGCTCACTAGAGCGAAACTACTGGCTTGGTGAGACATTCGGTCAAGAACTTCGCGAAGGTCAGGATGAAGTTGGATCTATCACTGGTAGCACCGGAGACGAGATTCAGTCCAAGAAAATGTTTGGTGTTATTCTTCCAATCAGAAATGGTTCCAGTGGACCCAACAGCATGAACATCCCAACCCAAGAAGCTCAGACTGGCTGGGTTATTGGTCAGGATATCGGTGATGCTGGTTCTTGGGTACCAGAGCAGGCATACAAGCTATTCAAGCTCAAGGGTCGCGGTCACGGCGAGTGGCTACATAAGAACGTCAAGATTTCAATCGAGAAAATTCGTTACTCTGGTACACAGACCAGCGACTTTGGTACTTTCTCTATTGTTCTTCGCTCACTAACTGACACTGACGCTAACCCAGTTGTTCTAGAGAGATTCGACAATGTAACTCTTGACCCACGTTCACCAAACTACATTTCAAGAGTTATTGGTGACCAGTACTACGAATGGAACGAGTCAGAAAGAAGACTAAGACTATACGGTGAGTATCCAAATCAGTCCAAATTTGTATATGTCAGTGACATCAATGAGGGCAACATTCAGAATGCCAACTCACTTGTTCCATTCGGCTACTACGGTCCTCCCAACTTCACATCAATTACTGATTGGAGTGGTTCTGCAAGCGACGATGCCCTAACTAACAGATACATCGATGCAGCCAACGACTTTGGAGCAGGTTTTGACGGTCTACTATCAGGCTCAACAGGTAACTTCACTGGCTCCCTACTTTGGCCAGCAGTAAGACTACGCCACTCAGCTTCAGATGGTGGTCTTTCCGACCAGACAGACGCTTACTTCGGTATGCAGACCACAAGAACTCGTGGCAGCAGCCGTGGTGACAGATCAGTTCTTGATTACCACAGAAGATGGATTAGTGAGCTTGGAAACTGGGGTAGCGTTGCAGGTGCTGTCCAGCAAGATTACATCTTCACTATGGATGACATTATAACCGGAAGCGTCGGTGCCTTCTACTCATCCGGTTCACGCGCTACCGAGACAAGCTACACTGCTCAAGCAGGTAAGACCTATAAGGATCTTATTGACCTTGGTTACGACCAGTTCACAATGCCTCTTTGGGGCGGCTTCGATGGATTTGACATCACCAAGCCAGACCCACTATACAACGCTGGTATGACTGCAACTGCCACAGATACTACAAGCTACATCTACAATACTTACAAGCGCGCTATTGATACAGTTGCTGACCCAGAGTTTGTAGATATGAACTTGCTAGCAATTCCCGGTCTAACTAAGGAAGGTCTAACTACACACATGGTTGATGTCTGTGAGGCACGCGCTGACGCTCTTGCCCTAATCGACCTCCCCGGTGTATACCTCCCAGCCCACGAGCAGTACGAAGCAGATATCAAGGATCGACAGACCAAGAGTCCATCACAGGCAGCAAACGAACTTCGTACTCGCCAGATTGATTCATCCTACGGTGCTACATTCTACCCATGGGTACAGACTGTAGACGAGGGTACAGGTCAGGCACTTTGGGTACCACCTACTGTTGCCATGATGGGTGTTCTTGCAAGCTCCGAGAGATCATCACAAATCTGGTTTGCTCCAGCAGGCTTCAACAGAGGTGGCCTCTCCGACGGCGCAGCAGGTATCCCTGTCACTAGCGTCTCACGCAGACTAACCTCCAAGGAGCGCGACGTTCTTTACGAAGCACGCATTAACCCAATCGCCAGCTTCCCAAGCACCGGTATCGTAGTGTTCGGTCAGAAGACCCTACAGGAGCGCCCATCTGCTCTAGACCGCATCAACGTGCGTCGTCTAGTCATCTACCTCAAGAAGCAGATCTCCATCCTTTCTACTCAGATTCTCTTTGAGCAGAACGTACAGGCAACTTGGAACCGCTTCAAGGGTCTCATCGAGCCATTCCTTGCAAACGTCAAGACTCAGTTCGGTATCACTGATTACCGTCTCATTCTAGACGAGAGCACCACAACACCTGACCTTGTAGACCAGAATGTTGTGTACGCTAAGATTATGATTAAGCCAGCCAGAGCAATCGAGTACATCGCTATCGACTTCATCGTTGCTTCAACTGGTGCATCATTTGACGATTGATAAATGGGGGCTTTTGCCCCCACCTACTACTTATTTATGAATACACAGGAGAACCTAAAACATGCCATTCTGGTCAACTAATTTCGGACAAAACTCTACTCTAAAAGATCCAAAGCGCAACCATAGATTCATCGTTGAATTTGGTGGCGTTGCTGCTACCCCCGGTGGTGCTGTAGCTTGGTACGCCAAGACTGCTGCAAAGCCTTCATTCACCATTGCAGAAAATGAGCATAAGTATCTAAACCATACTTTCTACTATCCCGGTGGTGTAACTTGGAATCCTGTTACAATTACCATGGTTGATCCAGTTGATCCAGACATGACTGCTACTTTCTCTGACATTATTGTTAACGGCGGCTATGCTCCCCCAACTGATGTTACGACTCTTGGTACAATGTCAAAGGCCAAGGCAGCTACTTCACTTGGTCAGGTTACCGTTACCCAGATTGACTCCGATGGTAACGCACTAGAAACTTGGACTCTTTGGAACCCCTTCATTCAGGACATCAAGTATGGCGACTCACTAGATTACGGTAACTCCGATCTAACTGAGGTCTCTATCACCCTTCGTTATGATTGGGCAAGAGTCGAAACCGCTAGCGATTCCAAGAAGGCTGGTTCAACTGGTCAGAGAGAATTCTTCAAGGTATAATTTAGACAATATAAAACGCGAGGTGTAAATTGTCAAGAAATCAGGATCGCCTAGGCGGCGTTCAACAGCCTGACACGAGCCCCCCACCCCAGCAGGGTGGTGGGGGTTTCTCGTTTGTAATTCCCACAGAGTTTGTGGATTTACCATCCCAAGGTCGCTTTTATCCACAAAGACACCCACTACATGGGAGAGAATCAATTGAAATCAAGCAGATGACTGCGAAGGAAGAAGACATTCTCACTTCCAGATCTCTACTAAAGAAAGGCGTAGCTGTCGATAGATTAATCGATAGTATCGTAGTGGATAAAAATATATCTACCAAGGACCTGCTTATTGGCGATAGAAACGCTATTCTAATTGCAGCTAGAGTTTCTGGATATGGTAGCGAATATAAAACACAAGTTCAATGCCCTGCGTGTGAAACAAAGCAAAAGTATGCATTTGATTTGAATGATGCTACCATAGAAGAAGGTGGGGTAGGTGATGATACTGATACCATAGATAATGGTGACGGAACAATTACTTGCTTCTTGCCAAAAACAGATGTAAAAGTTGTTGCAAGATTACTAACTGGCAGGCACGAACCAAACATAACAAAGGTATCAAAGTCTGATCAAATTATCTCTAAGCAATTAGAAGCCATTATTGTTAGTGTTAACGACGACCGGTCTCATAATGCTATCAGATATGTTGCCAACAATATTCCTTCTATGGATTCTAGATATCTTAGAAATGAATTAAAGAAGGCAACACCTAACATTGATCTAACTCAGGAGTTTTCTTGCGAAGAGTGCGGACACACGCAAGAAATGGAGGTGCCGCTCACGGCGGACTTTTTTTGGCCTGACCGAAGAGTATAGTGAAGCAATATACGAACAGATTTTTTTCTTGAAGCATAGTGGTGGCTGGAGTTTTTCTGAAGCTTACAGCCTGCCTATAGGGCTCAGAGACTGGTTTGTTCAGCGGACTATCAAACAACTTGAGATGGAAGCAGAAGCAGTCAGAAATGCTTCACAGGGTGGAAGTGGAAAAACTCAAACTTTGACAGCTAACAACCAGCCAAATATGATTAAGACTTTCTAGACTGGCAGCTTGGGCTGCCTTTTCTTTTTGACACCAGCCTATTTATAGAGAGAGGTACTATTCTATGGCTGATCCTTTTGGAGGCGATCCTTTTGACCCCCCGGCACCTGACCCGACGTTAGAGCGACTTCGGGGACTTGCTAATGAGTTTTCTAAGCTAAAAAGAGAACTTGAGGATACTGGTACCCAAACAATTGAGAATTATAAGCAGGCTGCTGGTGAAGCCACAGAGCTTGGTAGACAATTAGATAGAGTTCTTGAAAGCAGAAAAAAAATTCTATCAACTCTTAACTCTGAAATTGAAGCTTTAGAAAAAGAGGCAGCAACATCTTCAACAATTGAAAAGAAACAAGAAGCTAAAAGAAAACTTATCCAAAAGCAACTTGAGCTTGAAAAAGAAAAAGCAAGACAATATTCTGATCAAGCAGAAAAACTAGAAGAAATCAACAAAAATCAAGAAAAGCTAAATAAAAAAGTAAAAGAGAATACTGACCAGCAAGAAAAAGTAACAAAAGAACTACAAAAACAAAAAGAAGAAACTGATCAATTAAAAAAAAATCTAGATGCTATTGATAATAGTTTTTCTAGTGCCCTTAGTTCCATTAAAAGGATTGCATCTGGAGATATCGCTGGAGGACTCAGAGGTGTCGCTGGCGATATGTTTGACATAGCCAAAGTAATGGCAAAAAGCAAAGAAGGTGAAGGAGGATTTTTATCAAAAATTCTAGATCCAGTTGGAAGCATAGCCAAGGGTCAAATGGAGAAATTAAGTAAAGATCAGGCAAGTCGATTAGCTAAAATGTCTGGTGACTCTAAATCAGTTGCTGGTGCAGCTTCAGAAGCCGGAAAAGCCGCCGAAGCAGCATCGAGTTCAGTTGAAGCAGTTGGAACTGCCGCAGAAGCTGCCGCTCCCGCATTAGAGGCAACTGGCGCTGCAACCGTTGCTACTGGAGAAGCAGCGGCTGCAGCAGCACCCGCAGTTGCAGAAGCAGGGGCAGCAACGGGAGCGATGGGTTCATCTGCAGCAGCAGCAGGAGCTTCCGTTACGGGACTTACTGTTGCAACTGGTGGACTTATACTCATAGTTATCGCTGTGGCTGCTGTGATTGCTGTTGCAATTGGTTCTTTTGTTCTTTTGGCAAAAGAAATAATCACATTCAATATGCAACTATATGATGCAAACAAGCTTATACAAAGAACAACATATCTGAGTGAAGAAAACTCGAAAGCTTTGTTGGCAAACGCCAATGATATGAGAGCACTAGGAGTAACAACAGAGGACATGGTTGCAGCAACACAGGCTTTGGTAACTGGCTTCAAAGATTTTACTAAACAGACCCCAGAAAACCAAAAAGCTTTAGTTGAGTTTACCGCAGTTATGAACCGTCTTGGTATGTCTGCAGAGGCTACAGCAAATAGCCTTGTCATGATGACTAAAGCCATGGGATTTAATGTTCCTCAAGCTACAGAACAAATAAGAGAACTTGAACTTTTGGCAAGAGACTTGCAGATTCCATTTTCCGAATTAGGTCAATCACTTAATGATAATCTTGGATTTATATCAAAGTTTGGTAGAGAAGGCACCGAAGTATTTAAAGACTTGGCTATCGCCTCAAAGAATAGCCAAATAGAAATTGGAAGACTCGTTGCAATAGCTAGACAATTTGATACTTTTGAGGGCGCAGCCTCTACTGCTGGAAAACTAAACGCTGCTTTGGGTGGTAACTTCCTTAATGCAATGGAAATGATAACAACAACAGATCCCGTAGAACGACTCAAGATGATTCAGCAAGCAATTTTGTCAACCGGGCTGTCTTTTGATGAAATGGAATATTACCAACAAGAAATGCTTGCAGCGTCTTCTGGGCTACAAGATGTATCTGAATTGGCATTGGTCATGAGTGGCAATTTTGATTTAGCTGCAGATAGTGTTAAAAAAACTTCAGACGAATATGTCACTGCAGAGA